AGAAAAACGTCCGAAACAGGAGACTAATCCTGGCCGAACTAAAGGAGGTTTTAAACCGGGTGTCCATACCCGCCCCTCGACCGTGCTATGCATCATAAGGAATCGATCCAATAGAAACTAAAGCGCCGCGCGCGATAGAATCCGTCTTCTTCCCTCCACATAGTAGTGGATCTCACGCCGGCGCCCATAACAGGTAAAAAGGAGTGTAGTGAACACTCAACTGAAAAACCCTGGTTGGCTGTGGCGGCTGAATTTAGCGTGTCAGCTGTCACGTGGGACAATTTTACTTCACCGAGAAGTTCCATCCATTTCAGGTAGGAAATGCCATTATTTTCACCTATGGCAGGCTTTGATCTTGTCGCGATCATCTCGTTTGAGACTCGTCTGTGGGGACTCAAGTTTAAGCCCCAAGTGGGAAATCACTCACGTACCGGTGAGTATGGGAGGGACACACACAAACATGCCGAGTTGGAAATCTTCGGCAGCAGCTCTATAAGCGATAGAGTGTGATTCCAACCCTGCTCCCATAGTATACCACTCAAGTCCAACTGTAGACTCAAAAATGGCTGGAGCAGTATCGGCATTTCTGTTGAAAGAAGTGTCGACACAACGAGCTCGCCCCTTCATATAGGCTGGAACACTAACGGAAAACCCCCCAGAAAGATTGGCCTGAACCGAACTATGGCCTTGGTATCCTTGTGTAAAGTTAGGAATAACCCCAGCAAAGCCCGGAGTAAAAGCTGCACCAGAGTAAGTGGGATAATTAACGGCTGCAGGCACCTGAAGGGCAGCAACAGTAGTTGAGGCCACAGGATCAGTGGTGAATTTCCATCGAACTCCACCAGTCCAAAAACCATAGAGGTAAGTGAACAGTGAAATATAATCACCAAGCATGGCTGAACTCTGAAAAGGATCAGAAGGGGAGGTGGTGATAAAACCACCAGTCCAAAAGGGTAAAACTCCTCCCTGGTTTACTGAGGGCGCAGAACCCAAAGAGGAAACCAGACTAATCTGGGTATATCTCTTAGCCAATTGCGTTAAAGAAGTGGCGGCTTCGCCTATAGTACGTTGAGTCTGATCATCGATGGGACCTGGAAAGGAACCACCTACAGAATTACAGGCAATCGTCATGCCATCAGAGCTAGAAACATCCATCTGAGGATACCACTCATCTTTTTCGTCAACACCCATCTGAGGGTAATAAGGATACATCTTAGTTTGCTCAGGGATCGCGAACTCCATATCCGGAGCTCCAGCAACCTCCCAAACGATATCAACAGTTGTATCAACAGTGGGGGCTGCCACCAAAGGATTCAAAACCGTCATTTCAAAGATACCAGATGCATCTCCATTTCGTACTGAAAGCCAAGGAATGGCTCGAGCATAGGGAAACGTGAAACACACTTCATTACCCTCACGAATATCAATGACTTCTCGTAACAAGCTCTCATAATTTGCCCCGCTGGGGGCAACATCACCAGGTGCAAAAACAACCTGTAATCTCCCAGAATGATACTGGGTTTTGTTGAATCTGAATTTAATCATGATCGAACCGTGCCATAAAGAAAACAGACGTGACACAAAACTCAAAGGCGACATATTGTTGTAAGTCATAGTGCCAAGATTATAAGTGTCGGTAACGGGATGGTCCGCCATGGCAGGCTTAACAACCGTAGAAATGAGGACAGTTCCAGCAGTTTGGGATGTGGTCCAGGTAAAAGTACCTCCCCAGGACCATTGGGACACCAAGAAAGCGAAACTAGACTCATCCTGATCAGTAAAGCCAAGATCGTTTCGGACCTTAATTAAGCTATCGGCATACAAGCCGAGTGGGAGCGCAACATCAGATCCATTGGTATTTGCCTCATAGGCGTGAGCGTTGAGTATCACTCTGTGGGGTATATCGGTAAGCGCAGGTTTGCTCCAACCGAAGGAAGAAGCAACACCAGAAAGTAAATTAGAGTACCAAGTAACAGGAGCCATAAGAGAGCTAAGGACAGGGATCTGACCCAATCCATTCGCAATCTTTGTGACGCCCGAGAGGACGGAGGATACTGGACCCTTCCCGTCGTTGGTTTCAGCCTCAGTAGGTGGTTTCCTTTTTAGATACTTAACATTGAGACTATTCTTTACGATCGGGTGCTTCCCCATAGAACTCTGTGGGAGTGTAGGCACCGCTAATTCGATATCTTCCCAGGATTGCCATATCGTATAATCACATAACTGTTGAGATGTGGCAGCTGTTCTCAAAGAAGTGTAAGCTATCAACATCACTTGACCCCAACCTTGTGAATATTGGGAACTAGTAAGTTCGTACCATTCGGTAGTAGACCGATATGGGATCTTAATCGTACAGTTAGTGTCTTCTAAAGAAAACTTCGCCCCAGGAAGCTGGCTCATTTGAACTAGCGACTTTAGGCGTACAGTCTCCATATAGGTAAGATAATCACTGGGGTTGGGACGAGGCATGAACTTGAACATCAGCCAGCCACATTGAAAGGGCATGGCATTAAATTCAATACGGTAAACAGCCGTGGCTCTCAACAAGAAATTGGAATTCCACTTGTTTTTAAACATGGCATTACTCGTAAGTACACTCTCTGGAAAATTACTGAACAGAATAGTAGCCGGGGTCGTAGACGTAGAGTACGTCCCCGAGGCCACGACCACAGGTCTGGACAGAAAATCCTTAATCGTAAACTGAGATATAACAGACTGCTCCAATTGGGAGACAGGTCTTGCATTATCTTGGTGGGGCTGAGCTGTCACTTCGCCACCGTCATCGACAAAATGAACGGTGCCCACGGTACTTTCGGTGACCGTAGTTAACTCTGATTGGGTTTGGTTTTGTGCAGCGAGAGAATTCCTTCTCACGGGCGCCTCTCAACGCTCCGCAATGCACGCGAGTGCTCTGATATTGGGTGTCTCTCCCCACCGACCTGAACAGTAAGGTTAAATAACCACGGTGTTGACTATCCACAACTGCAATGATCCTCAATAAATGCCTCGCGAGTTTGATAAGAGGGCCAAGATCAGTTGGAACTAATACAATCTGCCTCGTCAGGGCAAAAGGTTGTTTAAAATTACACTTCAAAGGAAACACTCGCCATTTCTGACGAGGTGCCTCGTGATAGCATAGTCGGACGCTTTTGGGCTATATGAAATACGTTTAATGGACGATGCAATGATGCTCGGCGCATGCTTATTCCAGACAGATTTCGGATGCAGCGAAAGCTCTCTAAGAGCAACCTCCACGTTATCCTTCAAAATGTCACTATTGTAGTCGGTTTTTCTCGTCCACTTTATGATGTCCAAAATTACTCTTAGATCAAGTGGAGCGACATAACCATCCTCGGTAGGTTCTTTCGTGAATCCTCTCTTGAGAAAGCTGATCTCACTCAGCGTACGCAACGGCTTTATTTTGCCAGTCTTGGCCTCATCCAAATACTCAAAGTCAAATGTAGCAAAGGCCTCCGTCAAAGAGGCCTGACTAATGAGTCCCTGGAGAGACTTACCGACACTAATCACATTGTCGTCGCCGAAGGTCAAAATTCTCATATTTGCCTCGACTTCTTCCAGGAAGGAGGCACATTCTTCAAGCTTCAAGCTTGGTATACGAGTCTCATTCCCAAGGTTCTTACTTTGAATACACACACAAGCATATCTTATAACGATCTGATTTGCTAGGGTATCCATAAGGGCAGTAAGGAAACAGCCACTTGGAAGACTAGAAGTCCACTCATATATAGATCGATCAACGATGTGTTTAGAGTTCGCAACGTCCTCAAACAGGACTGCTCGTACTTTCTTTTCTTCTTCGTAGTTAGGGCTACCGAACTGTGCGTAATACTTTTCAACTATGTACAAGGCGAAGAAGAGCACTGCTCTCCATAATGAACCATCATAATGCCGAAAATCTCCCGCTATCAGGTTTGCTAACCCAAGTTGGGCGGCGAGATAATGAACTACCCGAGTCCAATCAGGCCCATATACATTTGCGCCTATGGCACTGCCATTGCGCACGTTGTTCGTATAATACCAGCGAACAAAGTCCATGAAATACATCCTAGATGCTATGAGATAGTCGATGGGACTAGCGCTTATGAGGCGCGTTTTCCCTGTGGCTACTTTCTCAAGTGGTCTACGCTCGTCTTTCAAAAAGTCCGCATATACGTGCTTGAGGCGTCGGGATTTCTTAGCTTCCTCAACTATATGCTCGACGCGCTTTCGCACGTCTTCGCAATGCGTCGAGGTAAACTCGTAATCACCCTCGTCCCCAAACATGTAATGTTTGCCCTTGGCATTCTTAGGTCGCGTTAACACCCAAGGATAGCCAGGCGAAGTATTCCGGGGTATACCGTCCGCAAACGGTACTCCTGGCAAGCCTCGCACAGCGTCCTCAAATGAATAAATGCGGTTTGGTATAATTGCATTGTCATGAGAATGAGAAAACATCCTATTAGCGTAGCTATCGGCACACATCGTAAGCACATCCATTCGCATAGCTCTAGTTGATAGATTATACTTCACTCTGGCGTTAATCCAGGGATCTATAATATCATTTCCAACTCTAAAGGGCCGTAAGCGAGCGGGTGCAAATTCGGCAGCCGCGAAGTCCTGCGCTAGAACAGATTTTCTATAAACAGTGTTAACGGGAGCAACCACACCCTTCTCTTCGATACTGAGTGTGGTAAACCGATCACTCGGCTCAACTAGAGGAAGATCACCCATCTGGGGAATCCATTCCTCGGTAATTTGCTTAACACCTGTGGACTCTTCAATCAACGAAACCATTTC